TTTGTTTCTACCTGCTGAGCCAGCGCATGCATATCCGACCTGGTATCCTCCGTCATCTGCCGGATGGATTCTTTGGCTTCATCCATGGTCGCCGCAGCTGCAAGCAGCTCATCGGTGCGATCAATCACGTTTACGAGCTGTCGGATCTCGGAACCGGATTTTAAGGTGTCCTTATCGAGCGCGGCCCGCTCCACATAGAGAATAAAGTTTGCAGTTGCGAGCTGCATGAAATCGGCAGAAGCCTCTGCATCTTCCCTCGCTGGCGTCCCAGTATAAAGAACAATCTCACAGACCGCTTTACCCGCAGCAGCCGTCATCTGCTCGGTCACGTCCGCAGTGACGGTTTTCCCACTGATCTGACATTCATAAGAGAACCCATTCCCGTCCGGCTTCGTTCCCCGGATCTCGGCTTTGGTACCGCCGGGCAGGATCAGATCTCCCGCTGTCGCGATCAGGTTAAAGAGGAGCGTCCGGCTCCCCGTATCATACTGGCTTACATGAATCACCGGTGCGATGCCGCCCGGAGAAACATCCAGTTCTGTCTGTGTTGTGATCATGAATTATCTCCTTCCTCACCACCCGGTGTTTCTGGCTCTGGATCTGGCTCCGGCTGCGGATCTGGCGTCACCGCTGTGATCATGCCATTCTGCACTGTGACGGTTGCCCCATCCACATGATAGGTTCCGCTATAGGCAGCAGGAGGCTGTATCTCATCCTCCGTTTTCCCGGTCACAATCCCAGCCCGGACGGAGATCGTCGCGCCGTCCACATGATAACTTCCGGTATATCCATCCCCGGAACTGACCGTATCGCCCGTCACAGAAGTTGCTGCGATTTCCGTTGCAGCCAGTTTCGTGATGGTCACATTCTTTCCGTTAAAAGCACCGGTGGCCATGTTCCAGGTCACGTTGCTCTGCTTATCGGAAAGAGTCCCTGATTTCACAAGAGCTGCATCGATGATGCCTTTCAACATCGCCGCGTCCAGCTTGCCATCCATATCGAGTAAAACAGTAAAGGCACCGCTGTACCCGGCAGAGGATACAGAGATGCCGTTTTTATCAATCTTCAGTATTTTCGTAGCGGTCTTGATATCCGCCGTATTCATTGAGAGGATCTCGACCGGCTGGCCCTTCGCATTCGTGTTGATCACGATGTTGCCGCCGGTGCTTCCGGAAAGGATATTCGTCGCAAGGCTGATCGCCTGCGAGATGGATGCGCTTGTCGGCACATCCCGCTTGATCTCCTCTGAGATCTGCCGGATGCTGTCACCGAGGTTTGTCTTCACCTCTCCGATCGTCATCTTCTCGTACCGCTCCAAAATCACGTTATAGGTGACCGCTACGATCTTTGCCTTATTTTCGATACCGAGCCCTTTGTGATACACCGTCACGGTATCGCAGAGCTTCAGCTTCTGGAGCGGTGCCCAGTTCTTATACTCCTCCGTCTGCCAGAGGGCCACAAAGGAGACATCGATACTGGCCGGTATCCCATCTGCCGCATTGGCAGCCACATAGGACTGCGCCCGGGATCTAAGCTGCTCGACGGTTGGCTGCTCCTGAAACGAAGAAGACAGATCCACCGGCACCACCATCTTATACACGTAGTCTCCAGCGTATGCGGAATAGATCACTTTCTCCGGGAGTGTCACAAGCACCGCCTGTTCCGACTCATCCGTTCCTGCCCAATATGGCAGTATCCCCGTCCAGATGTTACTGGTATCGGTCGTCTTTTTTACATCGGTCATGTTCTTGCCATAGCGGATCATAACGTTCTGGTCTGCACCTCTGTGGGTATGGAACTTGACCGTGAATTTATCCCACTCATACTCGCCCGGGCCATATACATCCAAAATCGATCCGGATACCCCGCCAAGGAGCGACCGGAAAGAGGACGGCACGTCCACAGAAAAGTGCGCCTCCAGCAGCTTATCTGTCCAGAAGGAAAACGGGCAGTCCCCCACGCTGTTCGTGATCATGCCGCCAAGCGCACCCGCACAGGTCTCTGCCGTAAACGGCATCACCGCCACCTTCGATAACTGGTAGCTGATGTGCCGGGCCGATACCGTCACGATGCCGTTCATCGGACGAGTGATTTTATAGATACGAAAAGGCTGGACATCGTCGCTGTCGTCATGACGTGCTGCGATAATCCTCTCTTCGATGATTTCCTTATAATGCCGCCCGGTAACGGGATACTGCATTTCCAGTTCATACTGGCCGTTTCGCTCCTCCGTCACCAGACACTTCGTTGCCTCGGATAGCCTGCCAAGGCCGTTATTCTTAAACTGCGTCTCTCCCGCCGGATACAAGATCGGCTTCATAGGCACCACCACCTTGGGATAAGCTCTACCTTCGTGATGCCGGAGCCGAACGTAATGCTGGTGCTCCCCGGTGGCAGGATCGGAAAGTCGCCGGTGCTAAGCTCGAGGCAGCCGTTTAAGTTCACTGTATCCCGGAAGGCATCCTCAAGCTCACAGTCGAGATCAATGAAGGAGTCATTCTCTGTGATCGTCACCTGTTCCTCTCCAATGGTAATCCGCCCCTGCCCGTAGATTCGAAGCAGCGGTTTCGCATCATACATCGTCGGATTGAATACCGTGCCGGAACCGGTCAGTACCTGCAGCCGTTCTCCGCTTTTTAGGTACTGCTGCGGCATACAGGAAAAAACAAGATCGAATGACCCGCTGTAGTTCTGAAAGGCCATTTTCGGGCTGATCTCCTTATCAAGCACCGCCATTCGGTAATATTCCGGGTGGTAGGAATCCTCCAGCCGGTGATACCCCGGCTCCTTAAGGAGGAAATTCATGAAGGCTGTAAAGTTCTGATTGAAGTTCCGTTTGATCCCCACGTGATAGTTCAATTCCACGTTGCTGTACCGGTGGTTGGAAAGGAGCAGGTCTCCGTTTCTTCCGGGGATCTGCATCCGCTCCACATCCGGCATCGTCTTCTTCCAGGTATCCTCCCCGGAGAGGATGAGGTTATAGTCCTGCGACTTCTTTCCGTTATAGATAAAGGTGTGCATCTTACATCCTCCCCTTAGCTAAATGCCGCCGCACGCTTTGCGACATTCATGTTGATCCGCTCTTCGATTTCATCTGCCAGCTCCGAGATATCCTGCCCCGGCTGGCTGTAGACATTGACGGTCACTCCGCCATAGTTGATGTTGGTATTCCCGGAAACAAGACCTGCTACAGCCTGCCGGATCGTCTCCATCAACGTCTGTGTGCCGATCACCATCTCGCTTCCGGCTTCTCCCCCTGCCAGCAGTTTTCCGCCCATAGCGCCAAAAATGGTCGGATTGTTCAGGATCATCGGGTTATCCATCGCCTTCTTATACCAGGAGACAGAAATGCTCGGGATACTGATGCCAAAGCCGATGTCATTCCAAGACCATGAGAAATGCGGCAGCTTTAAGGAAGGCAGGCTCCACTGGAAATTGAAGAGACCCTTAATCCCATCCAGAATACCGCTGATCGTAGTCTTCGCGGTTTCAATCGGGCTTGTCATAGCAGACTTAATCCCAGACCAAACAGTCGATGCATGGGTTTTGATCCCATCAAACACACCGGAAACCTTGGTCTTGATGCCATCGACAATCGTGCCGATGCTGGTCTTCATTCCCGTCCATGCGGTGGATGCCGCCGTTTTGATATTCGTCATCGTCGTAGACAGGGAAGTTTTGATGTTATTCCAGTTCGTGGTGACAGAGGTTTTAATGCTGCTGCCAATGGTCGTCACCGTCGACTTGATCCCGCTCCAGATCGTGGAGAAGGTCGTCTTAATGGAAGTAAGCGTCGTACTGAAGAAGGATTTAATCCCATTCCAAACCGTCGTCGCTGTCGTTTTGATGCCGTTCCACACGGTTGTGACCGTTGTTTTTACCCCATTCCAGATCGTCGTGAACGAGGTTTTAATGGCAGTGAGGGTCGTGGTGAAGAAGGTTTTAATCGCATTCCACACAGTCGTCGCCGTTGTTTTAACCGTATTCCATACAGTAGTGACTGCTGTTTTGATCGCATCCCAGCTGGTGGTGAACGCAGTTTTTATCGCCGTAAGCGTCGTGCTGAAAAAGGTCTTGATTCCATTCCAGATGGTTTCCGCCGTCGTTTTGATTGCCGTCCACACCGTAGTGACGGTCGTTTTGATCGTATTCACCACAGTGGAGACCGTCGTGCTGATCGCCGTCCATACGGTCGTAAAGGTCGTTTTGATCCCGGTAAGGATCGTGGTGAAAAATGTCTTTATGGCATTCCACACCGTCGTTACCGTGGTCTGGATTCCGGTTACCACCGTGGATACGGTCGTTTTGATCCCGTTCCAGATATTCACGAAGAAATCCCGGATGGCCGTGAGCACCGTGGTCACAACGGTTTTGATCGCATTCCATGTGTTTGTAAAGAAGGTTTTTATTCCTTCCCACAGATTCACGAAGAACGTTTTAATTCCCGTCCAGAAGGTATCCCAGTCCGTGCCAAACCAGCCAAGCACCGTATCCGCAATGCCCTTGATCGCCGTCAGCACACCTTCGAAAATACATTTGATTCCGTTCCAGATCCCGGTGAAGATTTCCTTCACGCCTGTCCAGACCATGTCCCAGTTTCCGGTAAAGATCCCGGCAAACACATCGAAAAGCCCGGTCAGAACATCGAGCACGGTGCCGAGTACAGCAGAGATGATCTGGAATGCCCCTTCAAACACCGGGGCCAGAAGATCACAGAAGCCTTCCCATATGGCCTTAAGGGTATCGATGACATCTCCCCAATCAATCCCGAGGGCGTTGAGCCGTTCGGTAATCCCTTGTGCGAAGGCCGCAAATTTCTCCTTGATTCCCTCCCAGATAGCGGTGATCTTCTCCCGGAATTCTTCATTCGTCTGCCAGAGATGCACAAAGGCAGCAACGAGCGCCGCTATAATCGCGATCACGATTCCGATCGGAGATGTCAGTGCTCCGATCGCTTTCCCAAGCACACCGGTAATTCCTCCGGCGGCCTGCATCTTTCCGGCAAGGTTCATGATCCCGACACCGAGTTTTGAAAAGCCCTGCATCGCCACACCAACCGTGCTGATCGTCTTGCCGATGATAAGCAAAAGTGGCCCGATCGCAGCAGCCAGCGCCAGCACCTTGATGATGGTCTCCCGCTGGGCATCACTCATGCCGTTTAGCTTATCGACAAAGCTCTGCACTGCAGCAACCACCTTCCGGATGATCGGCATAAGCAGGTCTCCGAAGGAAATGGCCAGCTCCTCAAGCTGTGATTTCAGGATCGTCAGCTGTCCGGCGAGGTTATCCTGCATGGTATTCGCCATGCTTTCCGCTGTGCCGTCACAGTTATCGATCGCACCGGTCAGCTTATTGAAGTCCTCATCAGATGCATTGATAATAGCAAGCCAGCCCGCCATCGAGTTTTTTCCGAAAATCGCGGAAGCCGCAGCTGCCTGCTCGGATTCGGACAGGTTTCCCATCTTTTCACGGAGGGAGATCATTGTCTCCCGCAAGTTGATGGAACCGTCGTCATTCTCGACAAGGGCGATGTTGTACCTGTCCATGTAGGTCTGCATCTGCTTTGTCGGTTTTGCAAGATTGGTAAGTCCGGTACGAAGGGACGTACCTGCCTGCGACGCCTTGATACCGGCATTTGCCATAAGCCCCAGCGCCACAGAGGTATCCTCGGCATTGATCCCAAGGGCACCGGCAACCGGAGCCGCATATTTGAAGGACTCACCCAACATGGATACGTTTGTGTTCGCATTCGTACTGGCGGCAGCAAGGATATCTGCAAAATGCCCGGAGTCCTTAGCGGAAAGACCGAACGCCGTCAGGGCATCGGTCACGATATCCGATGTCGTACCCAGATCCTCGCCGGAAGCCGCAGCCAGGTTCATGATGCCCTCGATACCATCCAGCATATCTCCGGTCTTCCATCCGGCCATGGCCATGTACTCGAAGGCTTCCCCGGCTTCCGATGCCGAGAACTTGGTCTTGGCTCCCATCTCACGGGCCTTGGCACGAAGGTCATCAAAGTCCTTCCCGGTGGCCCCGGAAATGGCAGAGACCTTACTCATCTGCGCATCAAAGTCAGCGGTCGTCTTAATCGCCGCAGCGCCAATCCCTACGATCGGGGCTGTCACATGAGTGGTGAGTGTCTTTCCGACACCGGCCACCTTGTCGCCTACCTGCTGGAACTTCTTCCCAGTCTGATCGATCTTTTCCAGCGCCGCATAGGTGGTCGATACTTGCGACTCCAGATTTTTTAAGGACTGCTCGGTCTCCTCGATCTCACGCTGCAGGGCATCATACTTATCCTGCCCGAGCGTCCCCTCTTCGAGCTGCTTCTTTGCCTGCTCCTGTGCGGTCTTTAATGTTTCGAGCTTCTCCTTGGTCTCGCCGATCGCATCCTTAAGGAGCCGCTGCTTCTGGGAAAGCAGCTCGGTATTTGAGGGATCGAGCTTTAAGAGGCGCTGCACATCTTTCAGCTGGGTCTGAGTATTTCTGATGGTAGAATTGACATTCTTTAGCGCTTTATCGAGACCGGTCGTACTGCCGTCAATCTCAACCGTGAGACCCTTGATTCGATTTGCCATGCCTGCGCCTCCTTTCCTTCCTTATTCCGCCTGCAATAAAGGAGCCAGTGGATGCGCTTTTGCAAGCTCCCGGCTCCTTCGTACATTATCTTCCTTTACTTTCTGTACCCGCTTCTGGAATTCTTTTGTACAGTTCCCATTCCTTACGCGGGCAGACATCCTGTTGTAATCCTCGATGCGTTTGCGCAGATGCTTATCCGTCGTGCTGACCCGGTAGGCTTCCCCGCAGTCCGGGCATAAAAAATAGGTGTGTTCGATCTCCCCGTCCCGGATGGTCATAAGATCCGGTTTCGGGATCACTTTTCCGCATTTGTTACAGATCAATTCCATAAGATTCCTCCATCAGAAGACATCAAAGTCGTGCTGATTTGCTTCTCTTATCTCTGCCTGCGTTTCATATCTCTCGCCGTCATTCCCCTTCTCCGTCCAGATATCCA